GTAGTAGGCGAGCGCGAACTTGAACTTCTGCTTGTTGATGTCGCCCTGCTTGGCGGCGTCGCGCTCGGTCTTTTCCATGCGGCCGCGCATGTGGATCTCGACGGCGTCGATGGCGCCGGAGGCATCGTTCTGCACGGAGCCGAGGAACATGATGGGCACGCCGTCGAGCGTGCGGCGGCCGAGCGTGGAGAGCACGTCCGGCAGCCAGCCGCCGGCGGTGAGTTCGGTTTCGAGCGCCTTGAGGCCCATGTCGATCTTCACCGCGGAAATCATGCCGCCGCCGGTGTAGTCCTTCATCTCGAATTCGAGGTCGGGGAGCTTGAGCTCTTCGTACTCGCCCACGCCGCCGACGCCGTCGACATGCACCGTGAAAAACTTGAGTACTTTTGCGAGTGCCATGGCGGTGCCTTTCTTATGCAGCGGCCACGGCGGCCGCGAAGTCGACGAGGTACTTGTCGGTGATGGACTGGCGCAGCATGAGGTTTTCGATCGGCGGCACGGGCGTGTACTGGTAGCTGATCCACAGCTTGCCGCTCTTGAGGATTTCGGGCGCGTTCAGGTCTTCGGGGAACCAGGCCTCGCCGCCGAGCAGATCGCCTTCGCGCGTCATGGCGCGCAGCTTGGCGTTGATGCCCTGGATGATGTGCTTCACGCGCACGGGCAGCATCTTCGTGTCGATCTCTTCGAACTGCGCCTCGGCGATCGTGTCCGCGAGCACCTGCGCGGTACGCGTGTAGGTCTCGAACATAAAGTCGCCGTTCTGCGGCGCGCAGGTGCGCGAGCCCCAGAAGCGGAAACCGTCGCGGCGGATGAGCGTGGTGATCTCGTGCGAGTTCAGATACCCGGCATCGGTGTTCGGATCCTGCAGATCCCAGCCGATGCTCTGCGCGATGCCGGTGACACCGTTGACCACGATGTTCGAGAGCGACCGTGACCAGCTCTGTTCGGTATCGATCTTCGCCCGCAGGCCGAGCGCCCGGGCCACGGTGTAGGCGTCGTCGATGCGCTGCGTGGCAACATCGAACGCGGTGAAGTCGCCGTAGATCAGCATCAGCTCGCGCTGGCCGAAGTTCTTGCGGTAGTCGGCGGCGGCCTCGATCGTGTCGCAGTGCGTGGAGGCATAGACCATCGCGCGCGTGGCCTGCGCCACGGTGATGAGTTCATTGACGACTGCAGCGTTGTCCAGCACCGGCACGCCGAGGATGCGCGGGCGCACGCCACAGCGGCTCTGCGCGCCGAGCAGCGCCTGAATGCCCGTCCTGCGGCCATCGAGCGTGACGCCGCCGATCACGTTGGCGGTCTGCTGCGCTTCGCTCTCCGCTTCCGGCACGCGCACCACAACCATCAGCGGGCGGGTCTGGTCCTTGATGGCATCGAGCGCGCGGGCGAAGGTGCCCGTGGTGCCGGCGCGGCCGAGCGCGGCGTAAATGTCGGTGATGAGCGTGGGCTCGTTGAGCGGGAAGGCATCGGCGTCCGCGTCATCGGCGGTGACGACCATGCCGATGATGGCGGTGTCGATCGTGCGGATCGAACGCACGGTGTCCGACACCTCCAACACCCGTGCGCCGTGGTGGTAATCCTGGGCCATGTCTGGCTGACTCCTGAAGGTTGAGCGCGGTGGCTGGCTTGCAGGAGTTGAAGGTAGCGCGCCCGGGGGGCGGCGTCGTGCGGGGGTTGTTGTGTCAGATACGCAAACGCGATTCACCCAATGGGAAAGCGCCGGGCTGCGGTGTGGGAAAGGCTAGGCGAATAGACAGCAATACGGATTGATTGCTCTGGGAGTCAAGCATGCGACGAATTCCACGGAGAAGGCCATTTCACCCGGGCGAGGTCACTTGCTTGGTCTAGACCGTCTTAATGACGTCACGCCCATCCGTCCGTGAAAAGTTCTGCCTGCGGAGGTATCCCCCCGGCGCTTGGAACGATGGAGAGCCCTGTAATCCGGTGCGGCAAACGAAGAAGAGATATCAACACGTCACGCGGTGACGCGCGCCAAGGGGGTAACTATGGTTGTCAAAATCGTTCCTGGCTGCATTGTCTCCCTCATTGTTGCCTACGCCTCGTTCCAAATTGAAGAGTGGTCCGGGATAGAGATATCGTCCGCTACCATTCTCTTCATTGTTCCCGCGGGCGCATTTACTCTTGGCATGGCCGGCGCCTCGGGAGCAATAGCCTATGGCCTTTACGCTGAAGTCCTCCCTACACTGGGAGACTATCTATTCGGCATGTCTCTCGGGATTCTCACCATGATTCTTCTTTACTGGTTCCGTTACCATGACCTGGACGCCGACGTGTCGTTCTTCGATTTCGTAAAGTGGTGGGAAACCGGACGAGAAATCGACGTTTTAATCGAGTTCCACCATCAGCATGGCCACTTTAAAGATGTCGGGCCGTTGGGCCCCCTGGGATATCTCATGTTCTTGCTGCAGACGCTAGGATTCACTGCCGGCGGGCTAGCGCCGTCCGCGTGGCTTGAATCTCGACTGCAATAGCAGTTGGCTCACTGAGTCAGCCGACAGCCACACACGTTTTCGCGCACGCAGCAGGGCAACTGTACTCAGTCTCGAATAATCGCGGGGCCAGTGTTGTCTTTCCAGCTCGAAAAAGGCAAGACCTGACCCTGAGTTTGCGGGAGCGCGATTAGAACTGAACGCTAGATTCTGTTCGCGTCTTCGCCGGTGATCTTGAGCTTGCCCTCGGACTGCTTCCTGGCCAAGGGCTCAACCCGACGAAAAACAGAAAGCAGCATCTTCAACTTCATGACTTGGTTACCCTGGACTCGTTGGTCAACAATCTCCTCTTGCGCTTCAGTAAGGCCAAAAGTCTTGACCAATCTCTTCGATGAGTCCTCGCAGAATTCGATTTGCCTCTGCGTGAGTTCAAGTTCCTTGTTAGCGAGATCAATCTTGGAAAGCTTGTGGTCCACCGATGCCTTTTGAATCTTCCTGTAGGTATCGTGCGCCATATCGATGGAGCTACAGACAGCCTTGACAATCCCGGCAACGGATGCGGCAACAAGAGCGATCTCGGTTAGCTCGATGAATCCTGGCGACGCATATTGGATTCGCTGAACTTCAGGACGAAGTCTGGGCGGAATCTTGTGAAATAGTTGATTGAAGAAATTTACGGTGCTGTACCCGCCCCGCCAGGGAAACTTGCCGTATATGTATTCGAGCTCATCTTGACGGGCGCTCGGCAAGTCGGGAATGAGCGAATAGGCGAAACCGTAGATCTGGATGTAATCCCTCGCCGTGTCCGACAGTTCTTCCAAGCCCCATCGGCCATCAAGCTGTAGCCAAGTCTTTCTGGATTGGAGTTCCATGGTGCGCAGAAAAGCCTAAATAAATGTATCGATAGCGACCGTCAAATCTTCCGACAAAAAACGCTCTTCTTGCAAGCGTAGATACCCTGCACTGCATCAAGTCTTTGTTTCGAGCAGCTAGGACAGCCGCGTAGGCGGCGCGGCATGGCCAAGGCGCTCATGGTTCGGGGATCTATTCAGATGCCTCGGCGGCCGTCCAGGATTCCAGCGCGCACTTCTTGTTGTAAGGAACCATCGTATTTTCGTTGATCACGAAAGTCCTGTACGCATTCCCCTTTGCCATTGCAGCGACGACCATTTGGTAGGCCGAACCGGAAATGCCGCCAAGATTAATGCGCATCACAATCGAACTGTCAGCCCCGTATTTGGACTGATCGCTCCACCGTACGTTGAGGACCTCAACCCCACGGAAACGGGCGGTCTTGTGATAGCACACCAAGGTTTGCATCGCGAAGTCTGCGACGCTTTCCTGGAGCTTCGCCACCTCCACTTGGCCCGGTGCGTTGTAGTTATCGATCGCGGACGCCGTCATCTGGGGGTTTTTCATCGCGAACGCGAGAATCATTGTCGCTGGATCCACTTGCTTTTCGTCTTCCGAAGTCGAACGCAGCAATCATTGCATTGCTGCGAACATCCTGACTTCTTCTCACAAACTTTGACGATAGCCGGCGTCCTTCGCGGCGCGTCCCGCGGAAATAGCCGGAAGACCGGCTATTTCAATTTCAGCGGTCACCGCCGTGAAAGTGCCCCAAGCAAGTGAGCGCTAGCAAATCTGCCGTTCGGTGGTCAGCCAGCTCTGCGCGCGAGGCGCGCGATTCCGGCAAACAGCATGTCGGACAACACGGCGGGTGGGACGTATTCGCGCACGAGCGTGGTCATACTGCTCGACCGTGACGGGGAAAGTACGCACGCGTCCGCGTCGAGCGACATGATCTGGATACGATCTTCGTGGTCGAACGACAGGAGGAAGCGGGCTTCGCGGAGTCGGTCCAGCGCGGGATTCGCCCTTAGGTCGCCCGCGGCGGGCTGCGGTGCAGCGACGGCGAGGAACACGCGGATGACCTTGAGGTGGAACGCGGGGCTGATCCATGCCGCGTAGGCGATCACCAGTTCGCGACAAACATACGTGCCGCCACTACGGCCACGCGTGATTTTCAGGAAAAGGTGCAAATCTGCACCTTTTGCCAGCTCGATGATCAGTGCCTTGGTCTGGTCGTTGCGCAGGAAGAAAGCGGGCTTGTGGTTGGAATTGCCACCGCTGGCTTGATGAAGATCGTTCAGAGAGTACAGGCCGTCGAGTTCGCGGATCGCGGACGTGCCGAGGGTAAGGTTCGTCATGGTTTGCCTGCTTCGGTTCGAATTGCGAACCGCCCGCCCCCGACCAAGAGGGTGGGCGGACCGAACGGGGTTGGTCGACCGGGCAAGCACCGGCAGGCCTTGCGGCCTCCCCGTCCGGCCCGCCCATAGGGGTACACCAGACGACGAAAGCCGCTCAGCTTAGACTGTCGCGGCTTTCGCCGCTTGCATCCGGGCGACCAAGCCCGGCCGCCGGCTGTTTTCCGACGGCCGGCCGAGCGTAGGCCCGGGGGTGGAGACGGTCAATCAGCAGCAGTCCGAAATGGTTCGGCTCAGTTCATGTTCGTCCGGCCTGCATGCCCAGAGCGACGGCAACCGAAACGGCTTCGGCAGGCGCGAACCGCCACGGCTCAGGGAGGCCGAGTGCCGCAAGGCACGCTTCCGAGCAGAACCAGCGCCGCGACGATTGCCCCACGAACGGGAGCACGAAGCGCAATACACCGAGCCAGTCGTAGCGCTCGCCGGCGTGCGCTTCGAACCAGGCGCGCACGGCGTTCGCATCTCCTCCTACGAAATGAACGTCCCACCGATCGGGCGGGAGTGCCATCGCCTTCAGGCGCACGCCGCCATCTCGCACGCTGGACGTGCCGCACAGCCAGCGGCCGTCCGGCTGCAGCGCGATGGCCACTTCGACGTGCGAGTACGGCGAGCGCGTGACGAAGCGGATGGCCTTGTCGAAGAGCGTGCCGGGCGCCTTGTAGAACGCGAGGAACATGGCCGGCCTCTCAGGCGGTGGCCGCGGCGCGGCCGACGGCGGCGATGGCTTCGAGCGCGGTGGCGGTGATCGCGTTCGCCGCATCAATGTCGGCAGCGGCGCGCACGCCTTCCTTGGCCTTCAGGCGAATGTCGCGCAGCGCCAGCAGCGCTTCGTTCCAGGCGGCGGCTTCGTGCAGGATGTCTTCGGCCGCCGCGCGCGGCGCCCAGCCTTTGGCTTCGGCCCAGCTTTGCACGGTGGGCGGCACGGGGCCTTTGAAGCTGGCATCGCGGAACGCGGCCGCTTCGCGCTCGGCGGTCTGGTATTCGACGACGCGCACGGGATCACCTGCGACAGCAAGCCGGGCGGCGTCGGCGGCGGCGTCGATGCGGGTGAGGCTGCGCTGCTGAATGTCGGCGAGCGTTGGCGCTGCCGGTATGAAGACGACCACTTCGCCGCCGACATAGCGGCGACCGCCGGCGAGCAGCGCGCGGTAGGTGGCGTCGTCGATCGGGAATGCGTCGGGCGGCAGCGCCGCGTCGTCGTCGAGGTAGTAGCCGGTGGGGTTGCCGTTCGCGTCAGTGGTGAGGAACACGGGGCCTCCTATTGCCCGAGGGCGAACCAGTAAAAGACGTTGAGCGCGGCCGCGTCGTCTTCGAAGAGCATGTTGAAGCCCGCGCGGCTCGCACCCGCGTTCTCGTCGAGCGTGCCGGCGCTGTCGCCGGTCGCGAACTCCATGCCGCCGCCGTCTTCGAGCGTGCGCTGCAGGAAGACGCCGAGCGTGCGGCTGGGGAAGGCGACGTTGAACGGGATGAAGCCGGCGATGTAGCCGCCGCCGCGGTACTGCTGATTCACCGTGGCCATGTCCACGCGGCCCCATTGAAGGATGCGGCCGTCGGGCAGGCGTACCCAGTTGGTGCCCGAGGTGATCGCCTGCGCGGCGACGGTGCCGGCGAGCGCGTTGATCTGCTGCGTGGCGGAAGCCGAGGCGGCGCCGACTTGCTGGGCGACGGAAGATGCGAGCGCGTTGAACTGCTGCGCGATGCGTTTGGCGAGCTTGTCGATCTGTGCGACGAGGGACATGGGGGCTCCTCTTGTGCGCTATGCGAGCGCGGCGTTGAACGAGGCGACGAAGTCGGTGGCGGCGTCGCCCATGTCGGTGCGCGTGGCGGCCGCATCGAGCGCGCTCTGCAGACCCGCGATGTCGCCGACAACAAGCGTGACGGCGCCGGTTTTGCCGTTGACGCTGGCCACGGCCTGCGTGGGCACGAGCAGTTCCTGCCAGTTGCCGAGCGTCGCGTAGCCGGTGGCTTTGAGGATGAAGGTCTTGTTGAGATCCGTACGGATGGCGATGTCGCCGACTTCCGCCGCGTTGAGCGCGAGCATTGCCGCTTGCGAGGACACGACGAATGTGTCGACGATTGCTGTGGCGGGGATCTGGTTTGCGGGCACCTTGCCGTTGCCGTCGAGCGTGGCCAGACCATTGGCCACACCCTTCTGGGACGCGGCGAGCGCGCCGGCCTTCACTTCGTTGATGGCGGCGACGAGGCTGCCCTTGGCGGCGGTGGTGAGTGCCGTCTTGTCGCCAACGTCGGCGGTGAGGCTTTTGATGGCGCCGCCGATGCGCGCGGCGAGTGCCGAGACTTGGGTTGCGAGAGACATGCGGTTCCTTTACTGCGCGGCGGTGTCGAAGCTGGCGACGGGATCGGCGGGTGTTGCGTCGATATCGTCGGCGTCATGGCGGTGGGGTGGGACGGCGCCGAGCGTCCAGGGGGCGCCGCTGTCGATCGCGCCGGCGGGCTGGCCGAGTTCGGATTCGAAGGTGCGCACGAAGTCGGCGTCTGCGCCGGCCGCGCCGATCTGTTCGAGCACCCACTGGCGCGTGGCGTAGTTGATGCCGGGGTCGACCACGACGGTGATGCTCGCCGCGTTGCTGGTGGCGAGATACATGCGGATCGTGAGCTGCTTGCTCGCGCCACTGGCCGGTGCGGGCTTGAAGGTGGGCGGCAGGTTGCCGACGGCGTAGAGGGCACCGGTGTCGTCGAAGATGCCGATTTCCTGCACGGTCCAGCCGCCGGCCTCGGGCGGGATCGTGAGTTCGGCGATGACGCAGCCGGGGTTGGCGGGGTCGCGCGTGCAGTCGCTGACCGGGGCGCGGAAGACTTCGCGCACGAGCGCGGTTTGCGCTTCATTCGGTACGACGGGCGCGCCGCCGCCGTCGCCGACGGCCATGGTGAGGAGCGGCGTGGCGGCACCGCCCTGTCGGTAGGCGGCGTCGCGCGCGAGGCCGTACGCCGTGAGGATCGTATAGAACGCGTTCTGCATGGTGCCTGCTTCAGTGAAGTGGGAGGACGTCGAGGTGCTCGTCGGTGTGCGTGGCGCCGAGCGCGCGTGGGCCGCCGATGCTCACGGCGAGCGACGGCGCGTACGGCAGGACGGTGATCGTCTCGCCGGTGAGCGTGAGGGCTGCGGCGTGCGCGTCGCCGCGCGTTTCCGCGACGAAGGTGATGCCGGCGGGGTGGCGCGTGAGCGGCCGCGTTTCGTCGATCAGGCGCTCGATCTCGGCGGCGTCCGTGGCGGTGAGCGTGCGGCCGTTGAGTTCGAGCGCGAGTTCGAAGGTGCCGCGCGGGCCGGGCGGGTTGGTTTGCCACCACTCGCGCACGGTGAGCGTGCAGCCGAAGGGTGCGACGACGCGGCGAAGCGCGCCGAGCGTGCCCTTCTTGCGATGCACTTCGAAGGCCGAGGCGACGACCGCGCGCTTGGTGGCGTCACTCCACGCTTCGTTCCACCAGTCGACCGAGCGTGCCCAGGCAAGAAAAGGGAGCGCGTCGGCGGGGCAGGTGTTGGCGTTCCACAGGTCGCGCAGCGGCGTCGGGTAGTCGTGCGCGGCGGCGAGCGCCTGCGCGGCGGCGCGTTCGAGCGGCGTCGAGGATAGCGGGAGCAGATGCGGCCACTGATCAGTCGTCATAGCCGCCCACGGTGACGGTGTAGCCCGGGCAGTAGCCGGCTTCGGTTTCGTCGAGCACGACGTCGGCCGCTGGAACGGCGAGTTCGACGCGCTGCACGCCGGGCGCGTGGAGGGCCGCGACGATCGCACTGCGGCGGATGTCGCGACCGAGGCGCCGCTGCGCTTCGATGTAGGTGGTCAGACGTGCGATGGCGGCCTGGCGGATCGGCTCCGATTCGGGGCCCGGGTAGATGTAGAGCGTGGCCCCGACCGCGTACGGGACGATGCGCGCCGACTGCACGGTGAGCCGGTCGCCGACGGGGCGGATCCATTCATCGTTCAAGGCCGCTGCGACGACATCGAGCAGATCCTGCGGCGCGGTGCCGTCGCCGGCGCGCGCGAGCACGGTGACGACGGCTTCGGCCGGCTGCGGGCTGATCGCCGAGGCGTCCGCGACGCGCGCATCGGCGTCGCGTGCGTGCTTGATGTAGGCACCACGCGGGCCGCCGACGGAAAGCCCTTCGAAGGCTTGCTGGGCGCGCACGCGCAGATCGGCGTCGGATTCCCACACGTCGGGCGTGGGCGGCACCGCGGCCGGATTCGCCGGCGTGATGAGAAAGCGCGCGACGTTGTAGTTGGCGGCGATTTGGTCGAGGTCCGCGCCCGTGGCGTAGGCGAGCATGACGGCCTGCGCGGCTTCGTTCACTTCCTGGCGCTTCAGAAGTTCGCGCGCGACGTTCTCCTGCAGGAGCTTGGCAAGCGGCTCGGAATCGAGCGCGAGGGTCGCGGCGAGCTGCGTGCGAAGGACGTCGTCGGGGACCAGTGCGAGCAGCGCGCCGATGCGCTCGCGGAGCGTCGTCTCGAAGTCGATGGGGGCGACGACCTTGGGCGCGGGCAGGCGGGAAAGATCCACGATCTGTGACATGTCAGACGGCTACCTGAGTGTCGACCGTGGCGCCGCTGCGCACGACGGTGGCGGAGACGGTGAGCAGCACGCCGGTTTCCAGCACCGTCGGCACGATGCGGCGCACCTTGATGCGCGGCTCCCAGCGGCGCAGTGCGGCGGTGGCGCGCGAGACGAGCAGGATGAGCGTTGCGCCGATGAGGCGCGCATCGATCGCGTCGAGCGCGGCGTTGCCGTATTCGCGGCGGTAGGTGCGCGAGGCCACGTGCGTGGTGAGGATGTCGCCGACGCTTTGCCGGATGTGCGCGACGTCGCTTGCGAGCCAGCGGCCGGTGTTGCGGTCCATCATGCGGGCGCTCCCGTGGTGCCGCTGCCGGGCTGCGTGCCGCCGTGTTTGTGCGTGTGGAGCACGACGCCGTTCGAGGCGAGATCGCCGTCGGCGTGCGTGATCGGGCCGCTGATCTTCGTGCCGCCACCCGCGCCGCCCTGGCCGGACATGCCGGCGAGATAGGTAAAGAGCTGCTCGACGGTGGCCTTGCCTTTGACGGTGAGGTCGCCTTCGATCCTTACGTTGCCGGTGAAGGTGCTTACGGGGCAGTCGACGGTGACATGATCGGCGGCCTGTACGGTAGCGGTCTTGATGCCGGCAACATCGAAGGCGCCGGTGTCGTGGTTGTAGCGGGCCGTGGCTCCGTCGGGGAAGGCGATCAGGGTTTCATCGGGGCTCGCGCTGGGGGCGTTGGCGGTATAGAGGCCGACCAGGACGCAGCCGCCGCCGTCGGTGTTGCCGCTGGGGCTGATCCACAGGCACTGCTCGCCGGCGGTCGGCGGGTTCCAGGTGCGGGTTTCGCCGCTGCGGCGTTCGAGCCACGGCAGCCAGTCGCTTTGCAGGCCGCCGCACTGCACTCGGCAGATGGCTTTGACGTGATCAACCTCGGTAATGGTGCCGAGGCGGATGAGCTGTTCGAGGCGGCGGGCGTTGTCGGCTTGCATGAGCCGATTTTTCCCGCACGCCCCATCTATGTGAAGGAACTGTCGTTGTGCGAGCGTTGCATACGCGAAGCGACACCGAGCACCCGCCCTGGCAAAGTGGCCGCGGATCAGACGAAGCGGACCGCGACGGCTACGGCGAAAAACGAAAGTGACATTCCCGCGACGATCATCAATATGCCCGCCAAGCCAAGCCAAAGCTCCCGTTCTTTGGACGTGAAGAGACTCGACAGTTGAATTCCGCTGTAGGCGACATTCCAGATGACCAGCACCGCCGAAATCGAAAGGCCGCCTACGATAAAGATCTGCGTCTGTAGTGCTCCCCAGTTTGTGACTTCAGGATGCTTGATAAGCCCAGTCGGGACGAGCGCAAAGGCTACGCATGCGAAAAGGTTGCGGATGTTCTCGAAAAGGATCCGCGAAGCGCTAAGGAACAATTCTCTTTTCATTCCGTTCAATTCCCGATTACTCATCATTGTTAAATGTCGATTTCGTTTCCTGCTCTATGTGCCAGGCACGGACGCGCTCGACGGCGATCGCCACCGATCGTTGGAGCATGTCTTCGCCGGCAAGGAAGTCGTCGAAGTCACTGCCGTAGTGAGGATTGGTTTTCTCGGATTGAATCAAGGCGTTTCCTCCTGGGACCGCCAAGTCGGCGGGCAAGCTCCGCGGGGCAGAGTCACCGTGCAAGCGCTTCAATGAGCAGCAGCACTCTTGCCGAGAGATCTGCCGGTAGGCCGACCGTCGCCTGGCCATGTACCAGTTCTGAAGGCATCGGCACCGGGCGACAGTCCTCGAAATAGAAGTCCAACGCGGTGATCAGCGCGTCCCGGGCCTCGGCGAGCGCTTCGGCTTCAGTGGCCGCGCCGGTGAGCGCTTCCGGGATGTCCGGGAACGTGGCCATGAATCGGTCACCGTCAGGCGTGATGACTACCGGATAGCGCAGCACCCGCTCCTCCATCGGTTCCATCAGAGATTCACCGTTCTTCCGACGACGGTCTTGCCCGTCGCAGCCAACGCCGCTTCGATCAGATCGACCTTCGACGCATAGCGTGGATCGAGGATGCGATCGACCTGGGGACTGGCCCAGCCGGTTGCGCGCATCAGGTCGATCTTGCGCATGCCCTGCTCGACCATCGCGTTGTGCAGGAACACCTTGAGCGACGCGGTGATCGGCAAGCGCACGCTCGGTGCGCCTGCCTTCACTTTGCCGGGTAAGGGAAACGCGCGGCGATCGGCTTCGTAGATCATCACGGCGGTCAAAAGCGCGTCGACCGCGTGGCCCAGAGCCTCTTCGCGGTCGCGCCCGTCGGTGATCGCTTCCGGGACGTCCGGGAAGGTCAGTGTGACCCCGTCGGCCGCCTCGTCCAACTTCACTGGATATTCCAACATCTGGCCTGACTCCCGTGTTCAAAACGGAGGATGCGAACAGCACCGCCGCGATTTCATTTTGTTGCTTTCCGCGCCCGGCAAAGCGGGGTTTCCCCCGCTTCGTTATAGGTCCAGGTACTTGATGATGGCCTTTCGGGTTCCCTCGGGGATGTCGCTCTTGCCGTGGGTTGGAACAGCCATCGACGTGCGGCTTTTCGGGTTGGTTGCGACGACGTGGGAGCCTTTTCCCTTTCGTATTTCGCAGCCTTGTTCCCGTAGCCACTTGATGAAATCGCTGTGCTTCATCGCCCTCCGTTTGCTGTGTTTCGATGGAAGCAAGTCTAACAGTTCTGTTAGATGCAGCAAGACGGATTTATAACAAAACTGTTACTTTCGGATTTGCCTTATCGGGCGAGATGGGCGAGCAGCGCGTCGGTGATCGCGGCGCGATCGGCCGCGCTGACGCCGAGCAGCGGCCGTGCGGCATAGCGATGGCGGAGGCCGGGCTTGACCTGGTCTTCGAGACCGAAGTGGTGGACGCGGGCGATGCGCCCAGCGCTCGCAGTGAAATCGACAGCAGCGACGTTGGGCGTGGCCTGCGCCTTGAGGTATCGGGCGCTCACGAGCTTCACGAACATGCGCGTACGCAGGCGCCCCTTCTTCTTGCGCCAGCGCGGCGGTTGCGGAAGGCGCGGCGCGAACGCGCCGCCATCAGGGTCGGTTTGCTGCTGGATGCGTTTGCGGTTCGCTTCGCGCAGGCGCTTGGCGATCTCGACGGCGAGCACGCGGCGCGCGGCCGGCGCGGTGGCCGCAACGAGCGCATCGAGACGCCGCGCAAGATCGTCGGCGTCCATCCGTTACACCGTCCCGCCGGTGATCCAGGCGTTGTCGGGCTCAGGCGGGTAGGCCACGGCGGGCCGGCCGGACTCGTTGGCGGTCACGGCGACGTCTTCGGTGAGTGCCAACGTGATGAGGATGTCGAGCGTGTCGTGCGTGAGGTATTCGACTTCGAACTTGAGCCCGTCATGTTGCTTCTCGGGGTTCGAGAGGAGTTCCTGCTGCTCGACGGCGATCCAGGCGGTGAGGTGCGCGAAGACTTCGGCGGGCTCGCCGGCGAAGTCCTTCACGAGCACTTCGAGTTCGTAGGCGAACGTGTAGGCGTTGACGTCGCGCGTGCGGCGTGTGCGCAGGCTCCCGTTGGTCACGAACACGATGAGCCGGTCCGGATCGGTTGCCAGATCCGGCATGGCGGCTGTAAGTGCCGCGCGCAGGCTTGCGGGCTTTCTCACGGGGCGATCGCGAAGCGTGCGCGCTGTTCGTGATCGCGCTGGCAGTCGATGCAGCGGCGCACGCCAGGCACGCGAGCGGCGCGCTCGGTGGGAATGGGCTCGCCGCAGTCTTCGCAGTGCGTGAGCGCGGGGCCGGTGGCGGTGCGCCGCTGGTGCTCGGAGAGCGCGATGTCGCGATGCATGGCGTCGAAGGCCTGGGCGCGATCGAACTGATCCATCACTGCACTCCTACTGCGCGCTCGCGCTCAAACCGCTGGAGGGCGTCGAGCTGCTCGCCGATGGCGTGGCAGGTGGCGTAGTTCTCAGTGACAGTGGCGGCAACGGTTTGAGCGTCGGCCGGGGCTGCATCAGCAAGGCGGGCGGCATCGGGCACGACACTGGCCGCGGCGGCATCGTGGAGCACGCGGAAGCCAGGAGGCAGAGCGCAACTATCGGACGGAACATAGACGGGGACTTCCTTGGTGATGACGTCGGCCGCTTCGCGCGCGGTGCGCACGCGCCCGACGTAGCGGGTGACGACGCGGTCGGCGGTGGCGGCGTCGGCCGCGGCGGTTTGCGCGCGCGCCTCTGCCCGCTCGGCCGCGGCGCGCGCATTGGCGAGCCGCTGTTCGTGCCGAGCGTGCTGGGTGCCGAGTGCGACACCGGCGATCAGCACGCCGATGCAGACGAGCGCCGTGACGGGATCGGAGAGCCGCTGCAGGACGACGGCGATGGCGCGCCCGGTCGCGCGGACTAGGACGACGAGGCGCTTGATCATGGGTAGAACACCCGGCGGCCGGAGCCCGGCGGGACGGTCTGGACGTGGCACCAGCGCGGCGTGCTCGACGGGTGTTCAAGCCACAGGCCGATGTCGGCGAGCGCGGTCTGTCCGGGCGGCGTCATGAGCCAGGCGTCGAGGGCGCCGTCGGCGTCGGCGAGGTCGACGGCGCGGCCGAGCATGTGGTTGCTCTTCTTCGCGGCACCGGCCGTTGCGGCATTGACTTCGGGCGGGCGCCAGCCGGACGAGACGCCACGCGCACTGCGGTTGTCCGGGTTGGACTGCGCGAAGCGCGCGAGCAGGAGGTTGGCGCGGTGGACGGTTTCTTCGGCGTCGACGCGGATGGCAGCGGTGAGCTGGGCGGCGTAGGTGCGGTCGCGGCCCATCCAGTATTGCGTGAGGGTGATCATGGACGCACCGTGTCGCCATGCGGCGCGGTGGGCTTG